ATGTGGGTAGTAGCTGTGGGTAGTGGTACTAAGATAGTAGGATCATATCTAACTATTCTTCTGATCATTGCGGTCCTCGGTCGGTGATGCGATCAGCGGCACCAGCTCCGCGCCGTCACCTGGACCGGTCCCCCGCTGAAGGGCTCCTGCTGCGCTCCTGCCGTTGCCCTGGCCGCCGTCCCCCGGGAGGGGCCCTCTCTCGTTCGTTCTGAGCCTATCTCAAAGACTTACCCAAAACTTACTCATTTTCAAAAGTTTAATAAGCGGAAGCAAAAGTTTCAAAAAAAAACTTGAAATTTTCTGAAAAAGGTACTTGACACAACAAATTTGCTGTGATATGATAAGGCCATCAAAGGGACAGCAAAAACGTTGTGACCTACAAGAGGAGGCAAACATCATGACAATCAAGTATTTCGCCCACTGCAAGACCCTGGATCAGCTCAAACAGGAATACAAGAGACTAGCTAAAATCCACCATCCCGATTGCGGCGGAGACGATGCGACCATGGCGGCGATCAACGCAGAGTTCGACGAGCTGAGCAAGAAGCTCCCGAAGGAAACAGCGACCGGCGAAACCTACCAGCCCCGAGACGAAGAGCGGGAAGCTCCCGAGAAATTCCGCGAAGCGGTCGCGGCGATCCTGAACATGGACGGAATCACGGTTGAGCTTTGCGGCTCCTGGTTGTGGGTAACCGGGAACACGTACCCGAACCGGGAACGGCTCAAGGCTGCCGGATACCGCTTCAGCAAGAGCAAAACTGCATGGTACTGGCACGACGAGAACAGCATCAGCCACAGCCGGAAGCGCTACAGCCTGGACGAGATCAGAGCGCTGCATGGTAGCGAGGAGATCAAGAGCCAGAGCGCAAAGCTCGGAAGCATCGGAATGTCGGTTGCTTAAGTCGAAACGGCCTGCGGGCCGTCTACCGGAACCGCCCCACCGGTACTGATGAGACAGGGCAGAAAGGCTGAGACAATGAAACTATTCCAAGTATACGTTGATGATGGTACCCAGGTTTTCAAGACTTACACCGCCGCAAAGAGCAAGAAAGCAATGATGGAGCGAGACGGCGGCAACGGCGAGTTCATCAAGATTGAAGACGTCACCAGCGAATACCTGACCGAAGGTTCAGCAGAAATGTGCTTTGACACCCTAATCAGACACGGTTGGGGGAAAGCAGAAGCGACACTCATTTCCGAGCTGATCCGTGACCACGTGGCCCACCGCTAAAAAACCTGCTGACCTACCGGCAAGACGGGGAGAAGGAGCAAAGACCATGAAAACATTCACCGCCTATTATGTTTCCTGGAGCCTGAAAACCGGCGAAGCGACCTATAGCAGATCATTCGACACAGCGGCAGAGCGTGACAGCTTCGCCGCCAGCATGAGAACCATAAGCACCACCGTTCACACCTGGGACGGAAAATGCGTAGAGTTTTGAGGAGGTCAAGACCATGGATAAAATCATTCGTAGCTACTGGATCGTCTGGGACAACAGCAACGGCACCGACGACGAAAAAGTGATTCGCAATCAGGAAGCCGCCTGGGACTATTACCGCAAGCTGGCAGTGCCCTATAAGAAGCTGGTTGCCTGCTACAACGACCGAGACGAAACCCTTTCTACCACTTCGATCAAAGAACTTCCTTCCGGTTTCTGGTCTGTTTGGAGGGATGGCGAATGGATCACGGCAGCGTTGCCGGATGAACGGTCAGCGATTGCGGCCACCGCAATTTGATCAGAACAGGAAGCGCGTTTTCCTGGGCAGGGCCGAGCATATCGACCTTGCACAGGGCAACGAGAGCCCGACAATCAGCAAGAGGAGGAATGAACCATGACCAAGCAGCAAGCACTCAACACCCTTTCCGAGCTTGAGGAATATTTCTTCTATGCTCCGGTCAGTGCATACGACCTGGACGAGATCGACGAAGCAACGACCAAAGCACTTGACGAAATCCACGCCGACATTAAAAACGCCTTGACCCGGTTCCACGAGCTGACCGGATTAACCCTGACAGAATGAGAGGAGGCCACCACCATGTGCATCAGAGAGATAACCCCGGAAATGATCGAACAGGTAGAAAGCAGTCTTCGCAGAGCGATCAGACACGAGCAAGAGCGAATCCGCCTTCTGCATCTGCTGGAATCCCTGACCGGCAAATACTGCACCAAGCGGATTGAACCTGACCTGCAAGCCATGTTCCCGGATTATAAATCCGTGTATCTGCACAAGGAATACGACCGTCTTGAAGTGGTACTCAGGAATCCCGGTATGGATTATTGGTATGATGCTTACCACCTGACCATTGCCGACCAGGACGCCCGCCGGGTGGACGCCGACAAGATCAAGCAGCAGATCGAGAACGCGGAGAAGGAAATCAAGCGCCTGGAAGGGCTGCACGCCGGTTTCCGCGACCAGGCCATGCAGTTTACAAACCTGATAGGCTTCATGAATACCCTGGCCGGCCAGATGTCCGGCGCCTTGACGGTTGCCTGCCGGAAGGATCCCGGCTATGAGCTGCGGAACCTGGACAAACTTTGCGACGAATTGCGCTGGTGAAAGGAGGCGGAAGAAATGCTGCTGGAATACCTGGGCGACAGTTACGCCGCCTGTTGCTGGCTCCTAGTGCTGCTGGTTGTGCTGGGGCTGGTGCTTTAATGGCCCATCGGAAACACCCTTTCTGGTTGCAAAATGACCGCAAATCTGGTAAAATTCAGTCAGGAGGTGACACACATTGACCATCGGCGAAATCATCCAGATGAAGCGTAAGGCGGCACATCTGACCCAATTGCAGCTTGGAAACATGGTCGGCATTGAGGGCCGCAGCGGCGAAGTAACCATTCAGCGCTGGGAACACAACAGGATAACCCCAACCGTGAAATATCTCCGCCCCCTGTGCCGTGCCTTAAAGTGCACCCTGGAAGAGCTGATCCCCCTGGAATGAGGGCACAAAAATAGAGCCTATCCTGATTCTGTAGAGTTTCGGGGTAGGCTCTACTTTTGCGTTACAAGAAGGAGGTGAATCGTCATGAAGCAGCTTTCGCGGTCTGGTGCCCATCCATCCGTGAATCTATTTCACTGCTTACATTATACGCTTGTCAAGAGGTGGTAATCAATCCCCTTTTCAAATTTTCTGCACTTTTTTGATGTATTGGCAGTGTCACGCCTTCGCCATTGAATCCATCCCCGGCATTTTGTCCATAATTCGCTGTGCTGCGGCCAGTGCCCAGCCATGGACCCGGTACACACTCTTTGCATCGTGATAGCGCATCTCGTCGGCGACACTGCGCCAGCTCAGGCCCAGAATGTAGCGATAGGTCAGCACGTCCACATATCGCTGGTTTTTGATCTGGCTGAGAATCGCCTCCGCCCGTTCGATCAATGCAACGTACTGTTCGCCCGCGTCCCCCATCTGCTCGTCCACCTCCACCAGGCGAAGGGCCGCGTTTTCTGTCCTGCTTCGCGTTTCCGACGACCGAATGTTCGTTTCCGACATGCCCGTGATGCTGGACGCCAACTCCTGGTATCTGCGCCGTTTTGACTGTAGGACCCTGATTTTGTGCTCCGCGTCCCGCACGGCCAGGAAAAAATCTTTTGCCCGCATGTTCACTCCTCCCGGTGTATGCTCCTGTCCGCATCGAAGCCCTCAGGATAGCGTTTCTTGAGCTTTTCGATATTCTCCCGACATACATCCTCGAGGCTCCACCCGTGGACCGTGCACAGCTCCGCGATCATCCAGCATACGTCCCCGATCTCCTTGCGAAGCTCCACATAGCTGAGAGGGTGCCCTTGATAGTGTTTCTGGAATAGGCCTTGCACCTCGCCCACCTCAGCGCACAGGCCGAACAGGGCATGATGCGTTGATTGCATCTGTGACAGGTCCCGATTGATTGTCCTGGCCGCTAATTCCTGATACTGCGTGATGGTCATTTTGCTGCTCCTCCTCGTCTGTTTTTTTGTATCTGTTCGCGCACTTGAGCACGTCGGGGATAAACCCGATCAGGCAGAGTGTGCATTGCTTCCCGGTTCTCCTGCAAAATGCGGTGTTACCCATTGGGCTTGTCCTCTCTGGTTGCGATCAACACCTTGTCATAAGCGCTCGTGCTGCTCGGCTTTTTCCGCTTGCCCTGTTTGACGGTGTACCCGTTTTTCACCAGAATCGCCGCGACAGTCAATAGGTCCTGCGTTTCGTTGATGATAATTTCCATGTTAGCCCTCCTCCTGTACTCGGTCCATACCGGCCTTGAAATCCAGTCTTACCCCGAACCGGTCAAACACCTGCTCGCACATCTCCGCGCCATCAATCGCAAACACAACCTTCTCATCCACCGCTTTTAGTGTCCGCAACACACGTTCCCGCCCGAAACCGAACGTTTCATGCAGCGCCAGGCACATGGCCGCGTAACACTGAATGACGGCGCTTTCGACGCCCAGTTGGTATCCCTCCTGTTTGCATCGCCTCAGGTCGTCCACCGTCAGGCCGTTTTTTGCTATGGCGTTCATGAGCTGATCGTGTGTCATGCGCTTGTATGCGGGCTGATTGCGCTGTGCTGCGCGTCGCTGTTGTCTGTTCATCACATTTTCCTCCCCGTTTTATACATTGTGTAACCGCCTGTAACCATCAGTGTAACCACTTGTGGTCGCCCGCAAACCCTTATGAATCAACGGTTGTAACCACTGTAACCACCGTAACCACCACTTTTTTCTCTTATAGGTTTTCTTCTCTTTTTTCTTGAAAAAATAAAATTGTTGTACGTAGAGCGTATATTTTCACAAAAAGGTGGTTACAGTGGTTACACTATCATGAAACCCTTATGCCATAAGGCTTTGAGACGTAACCACCATGTGGTTACAACCCCGTAACAGTGGTTACAATCATTCCGGCCAGCCATCCTGCACTGGTGTAAACTTGTCCTCGTTTGGCAGCATCAGACAGATACACCGTGCCGACGCGCCGTTTTTAAGGCGTCTCACTCTGGTTAGGTGCTTGCCGTCTCCGTCTGATTGCAGATAGCCCTTGATCCTGCACCAATTGAGGAACCCCGCGCCGCTGTAACCCTCCGCGTTCATCACGCGGTCAAACACAGACCTGATGATGTAAGCAATGCCCTTGTCCTCGTCAATATCGCCCCAGGCCTCGATGCTGTAGGTCTGGCCCTTGGCCTGGTTGAAGTGTGACACGTTCCCGGCGATAGTATCCACCAGCCAGTCATAGCAGCGTTTGTTGACGTCGGTTTCCGCCTTTGTTTGCAGGAAAGGCAGAAGCTCCTCAGCGGTCAAGCTGTTCCCGTCGTGGAAAATCACCGCGTCGGCCCAGGCGTCAGCAGTCAGAAGCAGCGCGGCGCTTCCTGCCTGTTTGTCTGTCGCGGTTCCTTCGAGCTGCGCCGCGAATCCGTCCCACATTTCCCGGATCACGCCCAGGTTGCTTTCTGTCAGGCTGTCTACAAAGATTTTTCCGGCGTGCCCGTAATTCTGCATCAAGATGCGCACGCTTTCCTTCGGTTTCTCGAAGATCGGCTGGTCGCCGCAGTTCAGGTCCAGTACGCGGTTGATTGCCCCGGCCTTGCTGCTGTTCCCGGTCAGCGGTTCCTCGCCTGTACTGATTGCGCAGTTCTGCCAGGTTGCGATCCTTTGAAGCCCGCCGTTTTTGCTTCCGCGAATCTTCCCGGCGCCCTGGCAATACTGATAGATCATGGTGTCGAAATCCTGCTGACGGTTACCTTTCAGCTCCAGCTCGTCCAAACAGACAGGCATGGACCCATAGAATCCCGCGATCATTTCCAGGCCGACGCTGGTTGTGTTGAACGTTTTGATGTACTCGCCCATCCTGGGATTGGCCCACACGCTGCCGCAGGCGATGAGCATAACGGTTTTGCCGATGGATGATGCATTGCTCCATCCATGAGCAATGAAGGGCAGAGCGTGCAACGGTTCCACCAGCGCGGAGGCGAAGGAAGCGGCCAGCATGGCCCTGGCTGCCACATTACGCCCGGCCCGGACCGGTTTGATTTCCGCCGCCCATGCGTCCAGCGTGCCGTGCTGCTTGACTGCCTGGAATGCCTGCCGATACTGCTCCATTCCGTCAAAGATCAGGTCCTTGACGTATGGAGAGAATCCAAACGCTGTCCAGCCCAGCCGTCCCACGCTTTTAATTTCCGGGATCACGCTGTAGTTGGCGTTTTCCATCCAGCTCAGATAGGCCACCAGCCCCCTGGCGTTTTCGCTGTCAACGGCAATGCCTTGGCTGGCAAGTTGAATGATTTTCTGGGCGCTGGCCAATACGCTTTTGTCGAAAATCGCCTTGCGCCATCCTCCCGCCCCGCGCTTAAAGGATATTTCCGTCTTGCACTCCCCAGAATCAATATTGATGATCCGTTTCGTCGGCATGATGGGATGCGGGCAGATGGTCACGGCCCCGGTGTTTTGGTTCCAGCTCATAACACCGTCATCGGTGCAATCGTACTGGCCGCAATCCAGGGCAAGCTCCTGACCGGTAAACTGCGTGCTGTTCTCCTGGCTGATTTGGAACCGGCCCGCCTTCTGTGTTTCCAGATAGGCCTTATAAAATGGGCGAATGTCCCCGCACTTCAGGGCTTTGGCTTCTTCGATCAGCCGTGTCTTCTCTTGGACGTGCAGCCTGGGGTTGTTGATGATGCTGTACAGGTATTCGTAAGGCTCCACGCCACGCTTATATTGTTCGGCGGTAAAATGCCGCTCTTGTGTCTGTTCGCTCATGCGCTATCACATCCGTATACCATGATTGCTAAGTCCTCCATTTGTTCCCTGGCCGATTCCCTCAGCCGCAGCAGTTCCCAGAAATCTTCATTCTCAGCCTCAGAGAGGCCCCGTAGAGCGCGAGAGCGTGTTTGCGCGTCCATTTCATTGAATAAATCCCCAGCCAGCCAGAAGGCCTCCAAAGCGGCTTTATCAAGTTCTGCGTCTTGTGCGCGTCTGCTCTGTTCTAAACGCCGTTTCAGGTCGGCCGCCTGGCGTTCCCTGGCTGTCATCGGCTTGTCAGGTACCAGCGGCAGCCCCAGCCCGAATGCCGCGTCGATGTGCAGGATGGCGCTCCACAGGTTCAGCCCGTAATAACGCATCACCAGGTCCAGCACACTCCCGCCCGCATGGCATCCGAAACAGTACCAACCGCCGGTGCCCTTGTACAGCCTCATGCTTCCCTTGGTTTCCCCGTGGAAAGGGCAGGGGCAGAAACCGCTCCGGTCAGGGTTCAGCCCCATTTGTACGCCCATGTCCCACGCGCTTACTCGGTCTTTGATTGTGGCTGCAAGCCCTCTAATATCCGGCATATCGTTTTCCCCGCATCCTGGTGCACGCAGAACCGCCACTCCACGCCGTACCGCTCGGCCATGGTTCGCATGATCTTGTAGAGGCCCGGCCCTTCGGTTGGCGGCCTGGATGGAATTTTGACCTCCAGCATCCTCCCCCGGCTGTGTGCCCGGTCCACCTTATCCCACCAGACCCGGCGCGGGTTCCTCCAGCCGTACACGTCGCGCAGTTCCCTGACTGAGCTTCCGCTTTCCACCAGCACGATCAGATGTATCCCGTTATCCTGGGCAAGCTGGCACTCCCGGCGAAACCGTTCATGATCGTGGATCAGGTTGCTTTCCACTTCGTTCAGACTGGCTTTGCGGTCAACCACGGTTGTCAGGTTGTCCATCCTGGCGTAGTCACCAACCGGCAGCTTTGACCGTATCCACTTCACCCGAATCACGTCGAAATAGTCCCGGACATGGCTCCATTTGACTTCCCGCGAATCGCAGATAATTGTCATATATACGACCACCTCCGTCCATGAACTATTGAGCATACATGAGTTATGCTTATTCCGTATCTTTTAGCCAATGGGGTTACTCCATAACGCGGGTCTCTGTGCTTGTAGTTTTTCTTTATTTCCCTGATTGTTTCAATGCTAATCTTGTTCCGAGGATTTTTTTCTCCTCTTGTCGAATGTAGTCTGCTACCATACGTGTTGTTGTATTGATGCGTACACCATTCAAGATTATCAGCACTATTATTTAGTTTGTTTTCGTCCTTGTGGTTCACTTCTGCATAATTGTTCGGGTTAGGAATAAATGCCATGGCTACCAGGCGATGAACGTTTTTTCTTTTGAATTTCCCATTAACCTTAATCACTGCTTGCAGGTAATGGCTTGCACTGTCTAAGGTTTTAACTATCTCTTTGCCTTGCCATGTTCTGCCCATGGAATCCTTATGTGTTACTGAACGAACATTCCCCAAGTTACTGACTTCATAGAAACCATCAGAGATTTCTATTGGCTTCCATATTTCTGTATTCATACGGCCTCCTGCACCCGGTCAATGCCCTGAATAATGGTCATGGCATCCCTCCTAATCCCTCCCCGCCGCCATCAATGCGGCAATCCATACACCCAGCGTAACGCACGCCGGGATGATAAGCAGTAACCACCATGCACTAATCATCGTGCTGTTCCTCCAAATCCATCTTCGCGCCGCAACACATGCAATATTTCATTCTTGCGCACCCGGTCCTCCATTCAGTTTCTCCGCAAGCAGAGCACTTGTATTCGTTTTCTCCACACGCGTAACCGCCTTTTATCCACCGCCCATGCACAACAGGCACAGCATCAACGGTTGGCGCATGCTCAATGTCAATGATTGGTATAGCCACATCTCCGTTTGGAAGATAGTAATACATCTTGATTATTTCTGGCCTTGTTAGTCTGTCTGCATCGATTAAACGCGGCATCTCATATCCTCCTTTGACAGCACCTTTTCAATAGGCAACCCTCTGTAATATCTGTTTGAAATTGTGCTTCTACAAACGCCAAGTATTTCTGCCCATTCGCTCACCGTGTGACACTCTTCGTTGTATTCGATAAACAGCGTATTTCTTCTATTGTTGGCCTGTTCTTTTGGCGTGGCCCATTTACAATTTGTTGGGGAGTAATCACCATTGACATCTATTCTCTCAATTGTCAATCCTGTCTGATATCCAGATGATTCGGCCCATCTCTCAAACACTTCTATATCATGCCATTCTTTACATACACGAATTCCTCTTCCGCCATACTGAGGATAATTGTAAGCATTCATGCGGTAGCATCTGTCCATCATAGAATGATAGCTACCATACCATGGCTTTTTATAAAAATTCTTTCCTTCAATCAATCGCATCTTGTTCCTCCATCCACTTCGTCAGTATTTGTTTCCAAGCTGGGCAATCCCACCAATCACGCCCTGTTAATGTGGGCTTGTTATGCTGCGTGCACCATTCAGGCATTATCTTTTCACATATAGCACACGGCACTCGCGCCTTTGTTTCTTCGCATAACTCACACAGCTTATCCAGCGGCACGGCGGGTACGGAAGGAATATCCCCAATGGCGTTGTATACTTCGTTCCATGTCGGGATTCGTTGGCCTTTTAACTCAAGTATGAGCAAGTCAGATATTCTTGATACTGCCGATTTCTTGCTTATCAAGTCCATGTTTGGCCCTCCATTTCATCCTCTCACAGTACGCCAGCCAACCGTCATACGCCCGTTTTGCGCTGTATTCGTTTATGTGCGGTCTGTCTGGGTGATATGGTTCAGATATGCCATGCACACCATCGTCAAGGCAAAAGCTGGGGCATCCTGCGTCATACCCAAAATCGAAGCCGTCAACGACATCATGCATCAGATACGCTTTCTTTCCGCAGATCGGGCAAGGCGGCATTGTTTTTCTCATTTCAGCCAGCGTCATTTCTTCGCCCTCCGGTTCGGTTGCTGTTCGTAGTATGTGAACATATTCCACGGTTCAGCCCTCCTTCGGCGGTTCTGGCACTTCCTTTAGCGGGCAGTTATTTAATCTTCCTTTTTTTGCTGTTTCTTCCGGGATAAACCATGCGTCATTAACAATGTTGCATTCCACTTCATCCATTATGTCGTCGCACGTACTGCATGGGCAATCATAGCAGTTCTTCGGCATTGGTATATCAATCTGTATCATTCTTTATTTCCTTTCCCCGTATTCGCAGGAATCTTCCGGCCCTCGAAAATGATATTTTTTCCACCAATCAGGGTCGTTTTTGTCAACCCGTGTACATTCCATAAATTCGGATATGTACGGCAGTTCATCTTCCAACTTCCAGAATTTACAATCCTTACACTTCATGTTTCCTCCTTCGGCGGTTCAGGCAGCGCCATCCAATGCGTCACCTTCCAATAGGCCCGGTGCCCGTTCATCACAAAATGGTCCGTGAATGATACGATGGTGATGTGTCTGTAATGCCCGGCCTCTATGGCAGCGGCCAGGTATTGTCCTTTGCGGCCTGGCAGCCGATCCTTAACGCTGATCCATTCCATCGGTTTCACCTCCCATGAATACTCCTTGCATTTTTGACCGGGAATGCTAACCCGTCAATCAAAAGGGAGTTCTTCGTCCTCCACCTGCACGAACCCGCCGCCCGCAGGCGCCGCCGGTTGCTGAACCTCGCCGATCTGACCGGCCTTGGTCACTGCCACCCAGGCGATGCTGTCCCGCGTCACGTCATCCTGGCCTTTGTAGGGCCTCATATGCACGATGCAGCACTTGCCCACCAGGTCGGCCAGCTCGAACTGTTCACCCTTCGGCACGCCCAGCGCATTGGCGTACTTTCCGATTTTCTCCTTGGGCCATTCCCCGGTATCACGGTCAGGGAAGAAGCTCTTGAAAATGTGCTTCCGTCCATACTTCTGTTCGATGTCCGTTCGCACCTGAAACTCGAAATCAATTACCGGTGTGCCGCCCTTGGTTTCGCCCTGTTTGCACTTGAGACAGATAACCTCGTAATCACCCTCGACCATCAGGCCGCCATCGTTTTCAACGCTCGTCCATGCCATGTTATTTTTCCTCCCATTTCGTCATGTATTCGTCTAACAATTCCGCGTCCTTGAGATACCTTAGAAACGCTCCCGCCGTCTCCTGTATGGGCCTGTACTCCCCGCGCCGGTACTGCTCGATATAGCAATAGGCGCCGTCATAAATCAGATAGTCAAACCGCACCGCTTCCGGGAACAGCTCGAAGTACATCGGATGCTGTGCGCTGCCCTGGTACTTGCCGTACTCGTATCGGAGCACTCTCTTTATATCGGTAATGATCCCGGCTTTCAAAAAGTCCGCCACGCCCACCAGAACGATAGGCAATCCGCCGATTTCCATTTCCTTCTCGGCCCTTACCTGATAAGCCGCGTCCCGACACCGCTGCCCGAAAGCATACACCGCGTTGAAGTCACGGTCAGCGCAATCGCCCTTGCTCAGTTCTCCGGTCGCCGCCACGATGGAAACCGCGTTCTCGAAGTCGATCCCCTGCTGTGCGGCGGCGGAAGTGGGGCGCTGCTCACGCCCCAACACCGCCAGGAAATCTTCGTATTCGTTGCCGACAGCTTCCGGGTCCGTTGCCCGCAGCCAACTATTTAGAAGGCTTGCTGTTAGCCGATACCTTGACATACTTGTTTTCCTCCTTGTTCCAGGTTCCGCCCAAGGCTTTTGCCTTATCGCCCAGCATCGCGCCCAGCTCGGCCTTGCTGGTCAGGGCGTGGGGCATTTCCTTGATCGTAGCCGCCGCAATGGTCAGCGCGTCCAGATCCTTGGCGTCGTCAATCAGCTTCTTGCCGCCGGTCATGGCCTGATTGTAGGCGTCCTTCTGAGGCGCGAACACTTCCATATCATGGGCCAGGTTGGCTTTCGCTTCCTCGAACAACCGCGTCAGGAAATCATTCTTCTGGCCGGGTTCCAGCTCAGGCACCGCCCGCACGCCGCTGATCCCGAAGCAGCTCTTGGCAAAGTATTCCTCAGTCGGCGAGAAGCCCATCAGCCGCTTGCCGCCCATGATGTACATGTAGCATCCCAGGTCGGCGGGCGTCCATACAATGTCTTTCGCGCTGCCCTCGCAGCTCAGGCGGGTGGTGATGATGTCGCCCTTCTGCTGCTCGGTCACATGGAAGATGATGATGCAGTTTTTGCGGTCAATGGCGCGGATTTGGTGGGTCAGGCGGTCAAACTCCCGCTTGATCACCCCGAACATGGCGCGGCCGTCTCTGGCTGCCTTCGCATCCTGCTTCTTCGCCCAGGGCTGCATGAGCTGCACCAGGCTGCCGCCGGTGTCCAGGATCACGCTCTCGGCCTGTTTGTATTCGGCGCTCTGCATGTCTGCCAGGAGCCCTTCATAGGTGTCGTTGCTGGCGGTCAGGCCGCGATGCTCCGCCCGCAGGCGGGATACGCCCTGGTCGAAGTCAAACAGGATCGGATTCGGTGCGCTCATGGCCACGGTCGTTTTGCCGACGCCCGGCTGGCCGCTCAATACCAGCGTAAAGCGCTTGTCGGAAAAGTCCATCTGTTCAGGTTTCTTGATTGCCATTGTCTTTAGCCTCCGTTTCTTTTTTCTCTATTGATCCGCCGCAGAGAATATCCACCAACTGATGGTAAGGAAAAACCTCTAATTCCCCTGCGGTTCTTTTGTTGAATGCGTTTTTGTCATCAAATGTTTTAATATAGATTCGGCTGCAATCAGGGCATAGGTATTTATTCGCACACGTTACTATGCTTTGCCGCAGACTTTCATAGGGATAATTCATATCATCCCATTCGTCGATCTTATCTCTTAGCCATCGGGGAAATGGCTTTCCCTTGCATTTCTGGCAAAGGTTAAATTTATCTGGAATAACCACGGGTTAGTCCTCCTTCTTATCTTCCGCTTCAATGCTCAGGTTTTCCGCCGCGAAAAATACGGCCTTGCTCAATATCCGGCTCATGGGCCAGCCAGTCTTAGCGCACATCTCAGACAGCACCGTGTAGGCTTCCTGGCTGATCCTCACCTGGGGGAAGTTGTTATCCTGCTGATAGCGCGGGACGGTCAGTACAAACTTAGGCATTGTTATTCCTCCTTTTGTGGTGGCATAGCTTCTTTTTCAAGACGTTCTCTCTCCAAATTCAAACCGCGCTTGTCGTGCTTTGGTATAGCACATTCGTATTAAATCAAGTTCGGATTCATCCAATGAGTCACAATATGGGAAGTAGTGATAATTCGCAATTTGTTCTCTCGGCGGTATATGTTCGTTATATGGCATAGCTAAATCGTTTATAGGGGAAAGAAGGTAAGTGTTTACCATCCTTTCGAGAAAACCCGTAACCCCGTAAAATGATTTTTCATTAATATACCCAACATACATGTCCGTCGATAAAACCACTTTATCTAATCTCGGAATAAAGGACGCCTTTGCGATTTGCATACAATCTTTCCCCGGGTGATAGTAAGCAAAAGTGAACCACCATATAGCCGTTTGAGCATCCTCAGGGATATTGGGGAGAATGATAAGCCGCTGTAGCTTTCCAGAAATCACAAGGTTAAATGGCTTTACAAGTTCGTTTATCGCATGCTCCCTGTTTGGCTTTACTTCCACATACGTTTTAGTATCCGACAGATAAAAGTCAGGAAGATAGCGGACACCATCATGCTCAAATCCTTCTGGTTCATATTCATACTTAATCCCCGCGGCATCAAAGAACACAGCCCAACGGGCTTCCAAACGGCTTCTGAACTTAAAGCCATTATAAACGGTTTCAATTGCCTTTATCTGCTCCATGCTCATTTCTCCTTAGAATGACGGTTCCTCCTCCGGTCTATCATCTTCCATCTGCTCCACCAGATAATCGTAAGCGTCGAAGTGCTCCACGCAGTTGTCACAGCCAACGATCTCTCGGTTGCAGTCCTGATAGAGTGTCTCGCACTCCTCACCGCACACGGGGCAATGCGGGATGAAATCATCCTCAGGGTTCAGGGTGCCCCACATCTCCATCTTGCGAATGTCGGGGTGATCAGGGATATCCGGTAAATAGCTCATTTTTTATTCTCCTTCCAATTCTTGACGTGTTCCTTGTTCCGTTCTGCTTCGCGCTGCATCTCGTGCAGCTTTGCCTTGATCGTCATTTGACATTTTCCTCTCTTTCATGTTATAATTCCCCGTGAACATTTTCCTCTGTTCAGGCCTTGCGTTTCCCCGGCGCAGGGCCTTTTATTTTGTCCTTAGTCCCGCCTGAATGTAACGGCTTCTCTGCCGAACGGCGGGCCGCTTTCCCCTCCTGCATGCGTCGGCCATCCGGTTGATCCGGCGCTTTTCGTCCAGCTCAGGGTCAAAGGACAAAGCAATCAGCGCCAGACAGCCCAGCACAAAGGCCACAATCAACAGCCACATGCTCATTCCTCCTTATATTTTGTCATCAAGTGCAGGTATCGCGGGCAGCTTTCAAAGCTGTCACAGCAGTATTGGTCGTAATGTTTTTGCTTTCTGCCGCCCTTGTCAAATGCGATCTTGTCGGTTGTCCCCGTAATGACTCCTTCGCAGATGATGCATTGCGCCATATGTCTGCGGAAGAAGGGACATTTGGCATGCAGATCATTCATTTCCCGTTCATTCGGCATGTTCATGCTCCTGTTCGCGCACCGTCCCCGGCGCACTGGCCCGGGCGATGCAGGCTTTTTCTTCTTCCTCAGTCAGCCAGCGCAGCCACCATTCCTCACACCCGCGTTTGTCTTTCTGTTCGCGCTTACATTCTTCATGGTCTTCGCAGCTCTGGCAGATGCTTTCATACTTGGTCGTCCCGATAATCACCCGCTGCATGAGCTGGTTTTCGTAGTCGCGCTGCGCCAGCCATATGCGGTTATCCAGCAGTTCCTTTTCCTCCACCAGCGCCAGCGGTTCGGTGTTGCCTTGCGCCCTCAACCTTTTGATCAGCCGGACAACCTGCTTTGCCTCCTGGCTCCATTTACCCCAATGGCTCATGTCGCATCCACCTTTCTCTCCGGTACTACCACTTTGATTTTTACACCGATCGTTGTAGTCAGCATAGGTTGTCCGGTCTCTTCGTCCACGCTAAAGCAATTATTGTTCTCAATCACTTCAATAATGCCAGCTTCCAGAAGGCATTTAGCTAATTGGTTGCAAAGGCTTTCTACCGTCTCTTTCCGGTATTTTTGTGGGTCTTGGTCGTAAATTTCCTGGGCGATTTCAGCATATAACCCGTATCTTTGCAGAGATTTATCCCGCTTTTCTTGTGCTTGCATCTGTCAGCCGTCACCCCAATCTCAGGATCAGCCCGCAGGCGGTGTCTGTGGTCGTGTCGTCAATCACCTGCATCGCGCCCAGCATTTCCACCGCTCCGATCATCCGCTGTTGCTGATTGTTCACGATCTTGTCACACCGCTCGTGCGCGTAGTCAATGGTCTCGGTGCCCATCTGTTGCAGCCAGCCCGCCGCCATGCCCAGGTTTTGCCCCTTGAACAGCCCCACCAGCCGCGTCAGTGCTTCCTGGCTGCTGATACCCTGCGCCGGGAGTTTAGTCTTGCTGCTATCCAACCTGGATTTCTTAGGCTTCATTCCATATAACCCCTTTCTCTATCAGCCGCAGGAGCGGCTCTTTGTAGATTCTCAGGTTCTTTCCCCTGAAAACGTGCGGCAAGTCCAGCTTCCCGGCCCTGGCCGCCACCGTGTACCAGTACGGGTCCCCGCCCAGCACCTTCGCCACCACCCACGGGGCCACAGTTTCTTCGTCCCGGCCCCGGAGGAAGGCAATCTTTTCATCGTGGGTCATGGCCGAGCCTCCTCGTTTTTGCTGTCCGCTTCCTTGTCAGGCTGCTTTGCGGTCAGGCCAGCCGCATAGCCCAGCATAAACTGCTTGTCCTCGTCGGACAGGTCCTTCAGGGCTTCCATGGCCTGGCTGATTTTCTGTTCGCTCATTCGGTTTCACCTCCTGTCTGTTCGTAACTACATTTCTAATTATACGTAACTCAATCACTATTGTCAATAGATTTTTCAAAAAAATATTGACTTAGTTACGAAAAAGAAGTATACTATAGAAGGAAGGAGGTGATAATGATATGAACGAGAGAATAAAGGAAGTAAGAAAAGCTCTTGATTTGTCACAAGCAAAATTCGGAGAAGCAATAGGCGTGTCTGGCCCCGCCGTTGCAAAAATCGAAAGCGGAATAAACAATCCCTCCGAATCTACCATTAAATTGATCTGCGCCACCTACAACGTGGATTATCGCTGGCTGACTACCGGTCAGGGCGAAATGTTCTTACCAATGGATACCGACGCGCTGGTGGATAAGTACCTTGCCGGAGAATCGGAGCTAACCAAGGCCATCATGAAAGCCTTTGCCAGACTGCCGGACGAGGAATGCGACAAATGGTTCGAGATGTTGAAGCGCATAAAAAAAGAAGGGGTTTAACCGCCCCTTCCTCCCCCGGCCAGAAACAGCCGGGCGACGAATGCCAGAATGCGCTTGAGCGCTCTCTCATCCGTGATCCGCGAAATGTACCATTCTATCTGTTCTCTGATTGTCTGCATGGTATCCCTCCTTCTGAGGATATGATACCACGAGAACAGATGTTCGTAAAGAGAAAAATCTTTCCCATTGGAACCATCTTCCAGTATCGCCCAATACTGGACACTGAATGACCAATTTCGTATCGTAAATTTTTGACTACCCACAAAAAATAATCTTTTGAATAATCTTAAGATAGTCTCAAATAGTCTCAAGATTATTGATTTAAATTGTCAATGCCACGAAATTGCAACCAAATTGCAACCAAATTGCAATTGCGAAGGAGGAAGTTTCAATGCCCAGAACCAAATCCCAAGGAAACGGCCAGGGCTGCGCCTACAAGCGCGGCAAGGTCTGGGAGGCCCAAGTCATTGTCGGCTGGCGTTTGCCCGACGCCCCCGGCGACCACCCAATCCCCGTCAAGCGCCGCAAATCCGGTTTCAAGACGAAGGCCGAGGCGCTGGCCTATTGCTCCACGCTGCTGACCCAGGAGTCCCCGAAGATGCGGCCCACCTTGCAGCAGGTCTATGACGCCTGGGAGCCCTGGTATGAGCCGCGCATCGGTGCCACGACGATGGTGTGTTATCGGTCAGCCTATAAGCACTTTGCTGCCCTCTCTGGCCGCTACATCGACACCATCACGGCGGGTGATCTGCAAGAGTGCATGGACGCCTGCCCCTCCGGCAAGCGCACACATCAGAACATGAAGGTCACGGCGGGCCTTCTCTGGGCATATGCCTTTGATCGTGATCTCGTGCCGAAGAACGTCACCGAAAACCTCTATATCGGCAAACACGAAACCGTCCAGCGGGAGCCCATCACCGAGGACGAGCTGGAGATTATACGCCGTGCTATCGGTCAGGAGCCGTATGCTGAATACGTGTATGCTATGTGCTATCTGGGCTTTCGTCCCGGCGAGTTCCTGGCGCTCAAGAAGTCCAGCCTCCACACCGAGAACGGCGTCACCTTCCTGACCGGCGGCAGCAAGACCGACGCTGGCCGTGATCGGCGGGTCCCTGTCCCTCCGCAAATTGCCGACATTATCCAGGAGCGCAAGAACGTGCTCAACACTGAATACCTGTTCCCCATGGTCACGCACAACCGCAAAGGCGAGTTTACCGGCTACAAGGCCATGACCCACGCATACTTCCGCGAATCCGTGTTCATCCCCATGATGAAGCGCCTGGGCATTGCCGAAGGCAAAACCCCATACTGTGCCCGCCACACCTACGCCGACAAGCTCAAGGCCGCCGCCGGAGACAATCAGGCCAAGGCCGCGCTGATGGGCCATACCGACTACGCTTTCACCCAGGCGAAGTATCAGAGCATTGCCCTGGACGACCTCTCCGCAGTTGCCGATAGCATTAAATAAAATTCCTCAACTACCCGCGCTACTACCCACAAAACATCCATTTATCTGGGCTGTGCCTTGAATCTTTATTGTATGGGGTTCAAGAGGCCGAGAGTTCAAATCTCTCCACCCAGATAAACGGAAATGCCCGCAAGTCCTTATAAATCAAGGGTTTGCGGGTTTTCTTATGTTTCGGAGAATGGGAACATAATTTCCCGTAAAATGGGGTAATTTTCGGCTACTACCCACACTACTACCCACAAAAAGAAGGCCCCCGAAGGGGCCAATTTTCAGGGGTTGACGCGGTTTTTGCGCACGTCCTCCTTGTCGGTTTTTGTCGTGCGGTTCTTTCTCACGTCGTCGGTGTGGTTGGTCGTTGTGCCCCGGTTCCGGCGTATGTCGGTGCTACCGGATGAAGCATCCGCGTCAGGGACTTTCTTCATGGTATCGCCGGACAGGATGTTCATGGTGTTCATGATAGCCTGATCGAGTATGCTGTTGTACCCGTACTTGTTGAAGAAGTCTCCCATTGCCGCATTTGCGGTCAGGAGCGCAACGTTCATCTGGTGCCGCAGATCCCGCGCCTTTTCTGCCTGCTGTACAGGGGTCAAGGTGGTGTCGTCGCTCATGACGGCGTTATATTCCTTCTTGATATCGGAATACTGCTTGTTCGCATCGTACACCGCGCCGCCTTTACTCAGCATGGTTTCCAGCTCTTTGGCTGCCTTGTTCGCTTCTTCCTGGGTCAGATTGCTTCTAAACATTTCAGGTGTACGGCCATTCTTGATTTCGTTCTGCATGAAGTCCAGTTTTTCTTTACCATCATAGAACGACGTTGCAATCTTGTTGGAGAACACCGGGTCAATGATGTATCCACCGATGCCTTCATCTTTCAAGAATCCGAGCAGGGCAGAACCATTGAAGCGTTTATCATTCATAGAATCCGTGACAGTATCAAGAATCGCTGTTCCCAATGTGCCAGTACTGCCCATGAATTGCTTAACCGCATAGTCTACCGCCTTTGGTGTTATTGCTCCGCCGGTCAGAGTGCTCACAACGCGGCCAAACTTTGAAGTATCAACGCCCCACCTAGCTGTCGGCGACATTTTCTTATCACTGTATGTATCAATGTCGCTGCCGTACCAGGTTTCATTCCTCAACGCATCAAAGAATGGCTGCAAGCTGGTGTCCGTACTGATCATGCCATTTTTAATGATCTCTCCAGCGCCATTGACAAGGTCGGAAAGCGCATCGCCTTCATATCCAGTTGAAACTTCGCCGAGATATTCACCAAGCAGGTCAGCTCCCTGGGCGACCATGTCCTGGCTGCGTTTCATTTTGAACCATGATCCATCCGGCAGCCGGAAGAGATGAATAAATTTGGTTTTTTCGTAATCGGTCAGTTCCTCATACCCTTCCTTGTCATCATCCCCCCATGCGATATTACGGAATGCGGCAGTGGCGGCACCAAGCAGAATGCTGTTAATTGCCATCCTGCCAAGGAGTACAGTCCGACGGCGAGGATCATTCCTGATTTCATGCAGAGTGTCAATCGTCTTGTCAATGCCTTGAATCTGGGCATTGATGAACGGGATTGCCGCTCCTGCCAGTTTGAAAGCGGAAGAATCGCTGCCAGAGCCAAACTTGCTGAAATCGGTGGTCGCTTCTCGGTTCGCCTTCGCTGCCTGCAAGCGTCCCTCATAGGTGGACAGGTCATATCCACTCAAAGCAAACGCATTGTAGCGCGTCATTTCTTCACCAAATCCGCTGAACGCTTCCACCAGGTTGATAGGAGATTTCACAACATCCAGGAGCGCTTCACCAAATGACTTATGCCCACCGTACAAGGATTGCCGTATTTCTTTCTGCGTTTTTGAATCCTTAAACGCATACCGGCTGCCAAGCATACCGAACCGCTTGAACCATTCGTATCTGTCACTTGTTTCCATGCCCAGATGTTCGCCAAGCGCTGATTCCGCGATCTTATTCCTCAGCAAGTCCAAGCCGGCAACAATTTCTTTTGCCGCATGGTAAGGACGTGCACCGGCCAGAATATCGACCATCACATTATTGTGTCCGGTCCTTCCTGTGGTTGATGCCGTTTCCATATCACTGAGTACGTTCTGGCCGCTGAATTTCAGGCTTCTGCTGGTCACGTTCGCAGACATGAACCGCGTCACCGTAGAAACAGCGTTAATCAATTTACGAGCCAACGGATCAAGATTCCCCTGGCTGTCAGTCATGGTCAGCGCTTTTAACAGCTCAGGATTGTAGATCGTCCAACTCCCAATTGAGCCATCAGCACGCGGAATGTTGATAACATCGTTTCCGCTTGCCGTCCTGTGCACAACATAATCAAAATCTGCAACGTTTGCGATTGCGTCCATAACCGCCTGGACATCCTGCTGTGACGCTATACCGTTCTGCTGTATGCCGTTCACAACTTGACCAACGGCAGCGGCAATATTACGCTTTGCTCTGCGCTGATCAATCCTTTCCATATCCGGTTGAGCAGGTTCGGCAATATTACCCACGTCCAAATGATGCTCTATAGCATAACCCATTTGAGTGTCGAATGCACGCAGAGCTTCAATTGTTTTTGCGGTCATAACGTATTTCTGAACGTTTTCGACCAGCCCCATGACGGGATTGTACTTGCTGGCGTCACTCTCGAACGCACGCTCCAATACGCTGGCCGGATTTCCGTCGGTGCGGCGTTTCCCGCTGGGTCTATCAATAGATTCATCCGCTGCATGAAGCGGGACATAATGCGGATACATTGCACGCATCGTGTCGAATTGGTCACGAGGAACAATGCCAGTATCAACCAGCCAGGTTTCAAAGAATTTATTATACCATTCGCTCAGACGGTTGGCAGTATCTCGAAACTCTGGATGCTGTGCCTCATACTGCGCAATCAGATCGTCACTATTGATCCCCTCAGCAAACAATCCTTTTCCTTGCGCACGCCGGTCAACATCCAGCAATGCCAACAAATAAGTATTGAATGCCTTTTCATCGCGGCGGTCAATATTCTCCAAAATATCCTGCATACTTCCGTATTCGGTTCCATCGTCCCGACGAACAGGATTTCCTTGCATATCGACCAGTGTGCCTTGCAGGTTTGCGTCGGTGAAGTTTTTCACGACGGTTGGCCTTGCAAGCAGTAATTCCCTGGCGTCAGCACTGGCGCGGCTGTCACCGGTTGCCCTTGCGACCGCATTTGCGACCCTTTCAAGCGGCAACGTATGATCAGCCACGATAGAACGCACTTTGTTGAGTGACAGTTTATCGCGTACCTTCTGCGGGATACCCAGGCGGACCATACTTTCAGCACGGCTCATACTGGAAGCGTCAGCCCACTGGCGCATCTGTTCCGCGGCGGTCTGCATTGCCCTCAACCAGCCATGATCCTGCAATGCGCGTTCATACTGATTAACGAAATCTTCTCCGGCCCAGTTTACGGCCTGTGCTCTATCCATTGCCCATACGCGGGAAAACTCTGCCATCAACTCGCCCGGGACTTCGTTCGGGCCGTATTGCATCAGAAAATTCGGGTCGATGTTTGCGGCATAGTCCTGAGCGAGCTGTCCCATTCTCATCGGCCCCATCCGGTTTACCATATCTTGTAGTCCCAAACGGAGGTCCAGATTATGCCCGATTTCGTGCATTGCCGTCCGTGCATCCTGGAAATTGCGCGTATGCGTGATGCTGTTTCCCCATGTGTAGCCTCTGGTTGTATTCCTCAGGTGACGAAGATACTTCTTAATCCTGGTGTCATTGGTAATACCCAGAGCGTCGGTCAACTGTCTGATAGTCTCCTGCCCAGAAACAACCTCTCCGGCATTCTGGTTCTGCCCCTGCTGCTGTGCCTGCTGCTGTTGCGGGGTAAGACTGGGAGAAACTTTCGCGCCATTGGTTCGGTAAGCACTCACCTGGCTTTCCTTCGGCCTGAGCATCCTTTCCACGCCCTGCCGGATCAATTCAGTCAGGGGCGGAGCCTCATTCTGTCCCAGGAACGAAACCGCTCTCGGGTCGCCCGCGTCCTCCACTGCATCGGCAATGTTCATCAGCGCCTCGGACAGCTTCTTGCCTGACCGACGGTATTCCTCGAACAACCGCATAAAGGATTGTGTTGCCTCATCCTCGGTCTGCATACCGGGCATAGCGGTCTGTCCTAAATAGACTTCCACGCTCATTCCTGCGTTTTTGAGCTGCATATAGCGTTCCGCTGCTGCTGCAATCGCCTGTGGCAGTCCTGTGTCGTACACGCCGCCCTGAGCCACTGCGTCCTGCAATGCCATCATTCGGGGAGCGGCTTTGAGTAGCGCGTTCATTACGTTCCGGGCGCTGCCGTCGGTGTCTTCGGTCAGGGCTTGCGTCAAGGCTGTATTGCCGTATGCCCGCTGGAAAACCGCATTGCGGATACGGTCATAGCCCTGCTGGCTGATCGACCCATCGTCCTGCATATACGCGCCGCGTTCGCTCTCGGGGATGATCTCGTTCAAGAAAGCAAGCGCAAAGGCGTGGTTATCCGTGGTGTCCAGCCTGCCGGTATCCGACGGGGCGAACAGCTCCATCATGCGCGGAGTCAGCCGGTCAGCATCGCCCTGGGCGTTTTCGCTGGGGCTGTATCCGGCGGTCGTGCTTTCGTTGGCTGCACG